TCGACCGTGGCTCGGTCTGCGGTTGCAAGTCTAAAAGGAGACTTGAGGGAAGGGTGTCACGCCAACCGTTCAAATCGTTACCATCAACATGATCGGCACTGTAGAGAGGTCTCTACAGTCTGTCAATCGCGCTAGGCTCGTTTTTTTCTAAGTTTTTCTTCCCAATCATTTTTGCGATCGCGAAGAACAATCAAGTCTGCATCCGTAAGCCTGTAAACATGCTGGGAAAACTCAGGGAAATCGTAGCGTTTTCCAACCAGTCCACGCTGGCAAAGCCTAGACACGATGGCGCGGGACAGCTCAAGCTTTTCGGCTGCATCTCGCACGGAGTACGTTTTTTCTTCTGTCATGACCATGCCTCGAAGTGTAGCGTGTCTCTACAGTTTGACAAGAATAAAGTCGAACGGGTGACACACCAGAATTGCCGGGACTTGCGACCATGCAACCTGGATTCCGTTCGACTTTATGTCCGAGCGACTGGAGTTGAACCAGCACGGGTGTTACCCCACATGAACCTGAATCATGCGCGTCTGCCAATTTCGCCACGCTCGGATTTCCCAACCTTTTACCGGCTTTCGCGTTAGCTCCTGAAGTAGGGGCGACGATCCCCCCTGGAGAGGATCGCGCTAGCCATCCACAAGTAGGAAACACCCCGCAAAAAACGCTGCTCTTTCCTAATCAATAAAACCGATCTTAGGGTGACACAACGTACCCGCCCGCCAGTGAATGGATTCACATCACTGGAACGTACTATGAACATCGTTGAACATGCCGCCGAATACTGCCACCGAAAGAGCATTGCAAAAACACCGCTCAGCAACTGCCGACGATTTGCCAAGCTGATCGGGAATCTGGACGTTCAGACCATCACTCAGGCCCACGTCGAACAGTTTGTGAGTGCGGCTCGTGCGGAGAAGATTCCAGAGTCATCAATCAGGGGCATCGTGAAGGACGTGAGAACGATCGTGATTGACGCTGGTGGCTGCGTGCTGCTCAACACGGTAAAGAAGCCGAAGCCCGATCCGAAGCCTTGCGATATCGCCGACGTTGACGCCTGCTGGCCGTGGCTCGCCCCGTGGAGCTGCCAATTGGTTGTGCTGATGTATTGGACCTGTGCTAGGCTTGAGGACTGCTTGAAGCTGCAGTTGGCCACCGATTCCGGTCTTCGGTCAATCACATGGGCCGCTCAGAAGACAGGCCACCGTCACCGCATCCCAGTTCCACCGTGGCTTCGCAAATGGCTCGAACCTGTAAGGCTACCTTACAAGTTGAGCAACGATCACGCGCAGGTCATCGTCAGGGGCGAACTGGACAGAGTTTGTACAATCGCGAAGATCCCGCGAATCCTGCCAAGTCAGATCCGGGACCGAGGTATCACCGAATGGTCAAAGGTGTCTTCAGATGCTGGGGCGTTGCTTCATGGCCACGGACTGGGAACGCGGGATCATTATGTCCCGGCCTTGGAAATCCTGACCGCAGCAATGGATCGGGTGAGAGTTCCGCAATCGTTCGGGGCTGCATCGTCGTCAGAAGACAGCCTTTTGTCGGCTTATCGCAGGCTTGACCCGTCTGCACAGGGGCTAATCAGCATGACAGCGGAACGGCTCGCGGCTGGCTAGTCATTTGACATTTTGCCCACCCGTGACAATCCTGTCCCCCATGAACCCGTCGCGCCGAATCGCCCGTGATCTGAAAGCCTGCATTGTCGCAGGCCCGATTCTGCTGCTGATGTGGGTGCTGAGAGGGTGTGTGTGATGGCCGATGTCACTGCAAAGCATTGTCCCAAATGCAAAAGCAATGTTATGGCAGTCCGGCCAAGCACTAACCATGCACTGCACTTGTGCATTTCATTTTTCACACTGGGAATGTGGATTCCGATTTGGATTCTGTCGTCCGTCAAATTCGGCGGATGGAAATGTCCGACGTGTGGCGGTAGTTGCTGATTATTTAACACAGCGACGATGGCAGGTAGCTCGCCATCGTCTCCCAGTGCTGTGCATCCCCGCCGCTTTTTATCCGCTTCAGGGGATTAGTGTTGTCATAACCAGACAGGCCTTGCTTGCCACGCCTCTACGTCTTTGGATTTCGTCTCAACATACTGCTCTGTGTTGACGTGCGTAATCATCCTGACTGGCTCATTCGGATTTGTGACATAGCCGACTTTCCAGCCCCGCCGCGTGACCTGATGCGACCGCCATCCGTCTTCGTCCGCATGGTATTGCCTGCCGTCGTCGGCATATGGGTACGGGCCGATTTCTTTGGCCAGTGAGGACCGGATTGCAAAACATCCGCCAGCGAGATTCATGAAGCCGGTCGCGTCGCGAAACTGAATATCTCGAACCTGCTGCACGGGCGAGTTCATTGCGTTGGCCATCAGCGTCCGGCCTTCCTCAGTCCCGCTGTAATCAACTCCGCACGCTCCCAGTTTCGGAATGCGATCAAATGCGCAGGCGATAAAGTGCTGCCAGTTTTCTCCTGGCAGAATGTCGTCGTCGATCGTCACGTAAATATCATGCTTTGCTAGATCGAGTAGTTCAACCAGAGCCTTGTTGAGTGCGTGGCATTTCGAGGGCGTCCCATCCAGAATGTGGAACTCTGTTGGGTACGTGAAAGACATTTGAAGCTCGTCAATTGTTGCCTGAGCCACCGCCAGTCGATGTGTCGGGACTACGACCAGAAAACGCGGCCCCGCTGGCGCTGTCGGTTCGTGCCGTTTGTTTTGCTGTAGTACATGGGCCAGCAAAGCTGGATTGCGGTGTTCAGTGTAGTTCCCGCTCGCTGTGCCAGAGTCCGCAATGGCTCGCAGGATCGCTCTCAGGTTGATCGGAATCCGTTTTGCGTCAATGCCGCCTTGCTTGACCTTGCGATATCTCGGCAGCGTTGATGATGCCGCGTCACCATGACGAACCCAAATCCATCCGACTGCATTGGAAACGACTTTGGTTTGCCATCGCTTATGGTATCCCCAATGTTGTTCCTGATGCGGATCTTTGTCGTGATCAGTTACCAGCGTCACGAACTGAATGCCGGGATGATGCAAGAGGTAGCAGGTTTCACGCCAGAACACGTAACCGTTTGGCCAGATTAAATTCCACTCGCCTGAGTCTGGAGCTGCTTCCCGTGTCCGCTGGCAATACTCTTTACAGATCACGTCATCATCGTCCATGCGACTGACGATCTTTCGGCCTTCTGGAAGCTCCCAGTTCTCGCGGTAGAGTTTCCAGTTGGGGCGGTAAAGCGGTTTGACCTCGCAACCCGTCGACCGGAATGCGTCAAGTCGCTCTGCCAAAAACGGATCGTCAGGATTGACCGCAATGTGAATGATCGGCTTGACGGTCTGGAATGCCAGCGATGGTATCGCAGTGTGCCGCGAAATCTCCAGCCGTCGCTCTGATAGCCTACGGTCAGTGTAGGCAGACTGAATGATCATGATGTGAGGAATCATTGGGCCTGCTTTTCGATGTAGTCTCTGTGCGTTTCCAGTGGTCGACGCTTTACGGTTCTCGGCCCCTTCTTTGTGATGATGTAAACCGGCTTCGACGCCTCGTGCTCAGCCTCAACGCTTGAAGGGGTCGGCAGCAGATCCGCCAAGAAATCATGAAGGCCATCACACCACGCTGGCTCAGTGTTATTGATGACGGTCGTGTTCGCGGTCAGTCGCTGGTATGTTTCTTTGTCGGCCTGATGCTGAAACCGTGCGAAGAATGGCCGCGTGCGTTGCGGAGTGCCTCGATAAACATTGCCGTACAATACCTCCCACAACATGGTATGCTCGTGCAGATTGAAGTCGTCAAACATTGCCCGCAGTTTGTCTTTCTCCAGCCAGTGCGGGAGGTGTGTAGCATAGTCGTGTTGAGTTAATCCACGGGCCGACAGAGCTTCCATAGAAGCGGTTTTACGCTTCTGCCAACTGTTGCTCTCGTCCGGTCTCCACGGTTCCGCACGAGGTGTCTTGATGTCGTCCAGTGTGAACGGCTTCAGAAAGTAAATGTCGTCCATCATCCACACGCACTCAGAATCAATCTCGGCATGTGTGGCGATATAAAATACCTTGCCAAGCATGTCGCGAAACGCTCGATTCGGCTTCGTGTGCGAGACTCTCTTTTTGATAATGACATGCCCGTGATACCAGTCCGGGCGATCACCGATGATTGTAATCTTCGCACGTCCTTGGAAGAATGTCTCGACTGATCGAATGGACCATCGAAGCTCGTCAGCTTGTGCCCCACCGTCCCAATACGGCCATACGAACTGCGTGACTTCAGGTTCGGGCACTCGGTGTTTTGTTTCGCCGCATCCGCCGCATGGCTTTGCCGCTACTGTAATTTCTCCGCGACGTGCTTTTTGTACAAGTAGTTGCTGCGTCTGAGCGAAGAATCCGACTGCGGGAGGAGTTGCATAGGGGCAAATCTGACAGATTTTCAAAGGAACCATTCCCGAGTGCGAAAGGTCTTCGAAATTGAAGCATTCGCAATGCGTATCGGATACCAGCCCACGGTAGGTGCAGGGTTTCATCATCCTGGTGTCGCCGTAATAGATGAAGGAAACCCTGTCTGTGCTAGAGAACGCGTTCCGCCCGTCCGTGGAAGTGTGAACGTTGATAAACAATTAAACGCATTGTCATTTGGGACCAGAATATCGTCCTGCTGCACAGAATACGTCATCGACTCATATGACGGCCCAAGGCCGAAATCGACCCAGTATTGTATCGCCACATTGAATGCGTACCGATAACTGCCTCCAAGATCCGTGCGTACTATCGAAGCGGTGAACCGTCGACCGCTGACATTTGTCGTCGCAGCACATGTCGCCGTTCGAAATTTCAGGGCTAACTCCGTGCTGTAGAACTGGCAATCAGTTCCGCCGATGTTCGGGAAGGCAGGAGTCCCTGCACTTGGTAAAGGTGTCAAGCCGCTCGGCATGTGATACACGGTGAAATTCCCCGTGTATTCTGCGTTACATCCAGCAAACAAACTTCCGGCCGATTTCGTCGATGCAATCGTATACCGCGTTGGCATCACGTTTGAATCACAAGCGTTGCAGCCAGCGATTCCAAACGATGCGGAAGCAGATGCGGAAGCAGATGCTGAGAGCGATCCGCTAGGCGGCAGTGACTGGCTTACGCTTGGAGGAGTTGACTCGCTCGGCGTTTCGCCACAATGGCAGCATCCTAGCAACATTAGACGCTCCCTGACGATGCTGAGCCGCCCGGACAATCCGCCGCGTAGAGCTGCCATTCGCCGTCAATCATTTCCACCTTAGCGTACGTGCCTGAGTCAATTGAGATTTGCGTAAAGCGATTTACGATTGTGATTGAGTCAGTGGACAGCGTGAGGTCTCCATCCGTCTTTCTGCGAAGAATTCTAGCCGTTGCTGTGCTTGGGTCTCGCTTAGTGTTTACTGCTGCTGGCAGGTCTGACGTGAGAACGACTTGCAGGCGGCTCATTCCGCCGCGTGGTCGAATCTCAGCGTAGGTCGTTTCCCCAGTGCCAATCGACTGCAGCAATGAAGCCGCATCGTCTGCGTTGAATCCATATGTTCGTTCATCTGGCATGTTAGCCTCTCAGGAAGCTGCTAAACGACACCTCTGGATACATATCAAATTCCAATGTGCTTGGTGCGGTTCCCGCTGCGACTTTCCCGCCTGATCCGTTTAGCCCGCCAAGAATCACGTTTCCATTGTCGTCTAAATATGGCTTAAGCTTTCCGCCGTCGAGATAAACAGTCCCAACATCTAGCCGCTTGTGCTTCCAAGTGCCGCTTCTGTATCGCAACGCATATCGCGTTAATCGTCTTCGTGATCCGTAGTAAAAGCCGACTACCGATGACAGCACTGTACACAAAAGCGTTTTTGCGGCCTTCCCCTTAAATGTGCCGTTATTTACTACTTCGTTTCGATCGATGACATTCTCATCCGTGATTGAATCGGACTCAAATTGATACAACTCCCAAATGGGAATAAATCTTGAAATCGTGATGCCCGTTTCGAATGGTTGACCGGCGCTGTTTGCGATGGCGACTGCGCTTTGGTCGAAACTCGCTATAGATTGCTGCCGCTCGAACTTCGTTTCGTAAATCGGAACCCACTCAGTCGGATCGGAACTGACGCTCGTTCCAGATGACGCCGTAGACGACTGACCTTCAGACACCTCGGAGCTAAACGTTGCACTAACATCCCAAAGTTTTCGCTGGTCTTCTCTTCGCGTCGCGTCAAGTCCACGGCAGATGCAAAACCCGCTGGATGATGTGCTAACGTTGACAATCGGCAAGCCAGTGGTGTTAAGCACCTCCAGCCGCGACACGTTCACCGAGTCGCACTCGACAAGAAAGTGATACTCCTCTTCCAGCACCGCGATCCCGCCGGATGATCGAATGCTGGACTTGCCCTCGCTTTTTTCGCCTCGCAGTGTCGTTGCCATTACGGAACCTGTATTCCTGTCGCTTGAATTGCCAAGTCAAGTTGCGTTGCCGTCGATGCTGTCCCAAGTCTCGTCACATAGTCGCCCGTCGATCTGTCAGCGTTCGGCATGATTCCTCCAGCCGTGTCGGACACAAGATAAGTTTCGCCGACTGTCATTGTCGTGCCGACAAGAATGATCGATCCGCCAACGGCAACAAGTCCATAGCCATCTGTCACGCCAGGCGTCATTGCGATTCCTGTCGCTGCTGCCAGCGTTGCCGATGCGTTCGCGTCCGATGCGACGTACTTGCTGGAGCTAAGGGAAACTGGCTGCCCGACTGCTACGGTGCCGCCGTATTGCAAGGTGCGAACCTGCGTTGTTGCTGTCGGCCTAACCGCCGTAATTCCGCTGAGATCAGCCATTATCGAATTCTCCTGAATCCATTTTCTTTTGCTTCTCTTAGCAGGCTATCCATGATCGCAATCTGCCGCGTCGCCAATGCGTTCGCTGCCTGCTGCTCTTTAAAAAGCTGCTCTGCCTTCCATGCAATCTGCACTTCGCCCGGCGTTGGCTGATCTGGGACGGCCGCCACGCTCATCTGACGATTGATTTGATCTGCTGAAAACTTGGCAGCCTCAGCAGATCCGACTTCCATGCCGGCACCCGGCCCGGCCGCAACGTCTGCTCTGCGCTGCTTGTTCTTTTCTTCCTGCTGTGCAAAGTAATCCATTGCGGCTTTGCGAGCCGTTTCCATGTCTCGCTGAAATTGCTCTTCAACCTGTCGTGCTGCCTGTTCTCGCTCTTTCTTGCGATCTTCAGCCGCCTTTTTGTACATTTGTTGCTCGTCTTTGTACTTCTGTTTCTGCTCTTTAAACCAGTCGTCTTTTGCTTTTTTTTGGTCTTCAATCGCCTTCATTTGCGAATCATGCGCCTGCTCCGCAGCCTTGCGTTCGGCAATTGCAACTTCATTTACCACGGTTTTTTTTTGCTGAAACTCTTCATGTGTTCGCTTTTCTTTTTCAAATGCGGCTTCTCGTTCTCGCTGCTCTAGCAAGTCGAGAAACTTGTTCATTTCGGTAGTGTCGACAGTAAAATTTTTGACGCTGTTAATCAGGTCCGTCACCACCGCGATTGCAAACCCCAGCCCCTGCGATATGCCATCGATCAGGTTAATGACCGCATCAAGAATTGGCTTCAATCGCGTAAAGGTGTCGAGCAACTGAATAAGCAGCGGCCCCATTGCTTGCCCCGCAGATGCAGCCTTTTGCTCAAGGTCGCTGAGTGCGATGTTGAGCTTTCCGCTGACCGTACCAGCTAGTCGCTCGGTCATGCCGTGGAACATCCCGCCGGCTGAAGTAGCATCCTCAAATGCTTGTCGAACTTCCTGTGATGATATTCCACCGTCCTCCATTCGCTTCTTTAGCTCAATCATCGTTTCGCCGGTGGTCTTGCTGATCTGCTGCAGCGGATTGAACCCCGCGTTGATCATCTGCAGCAGGTCTTGACCCATGAGCCGACCGGCTGCCGTTGTCTGAGAGAATGCGAGCGACAGCATCTTGAATCGGTCGTTGTTCCCACCTGTGACATCAGACAGCATCTGCAGATTTTTTTGCACGTCCTGCGCGGCGACGCCAAAACTCATCATTGTTTTCGTCGCGTCTGCAGCATTGCTAAACGTAACTGGCGATTCGGCAGCAAACTTGCGAATCTGCTCAAACAGTAACTGTCCGTCTTTTGCACTGCCGGTCAAAACCTCAAATGCGATCGTGGCATCCTCGACCTGTGATGCAAGGTTGATTGACTTTGCGACCGTCTGAACGCTCAGGTAGGCTGCTGCCATGCCCTTGATTGATGCGATTGCCGATGATGATGATACCCCCGCTTCCTTTGAAGCCTTGGTCACGTCTCTGATCGCCGGTGCAGCCTGTTCGTGCTTTCGCTTCAAATGCTCGACCGCGTTCGCATACTCAACCGATTTTTTTCCGGACTCAGAAAACGCACGATTTAGCAGCCCCAGCTCCTGCTTAAACTTTTCCGCAGGCGGCACCGACTGACGCATAATCGTGGCGACTTTAGACACTTCGCCCTTCGCGAGGTTTGCCCCCTCGCTGAAGTTGGATACGTCCATTCCTAGACGTACATTGAGTGCGGTGATCGTTGTCATGAGAAACCAAATGCCCGCTTGAGAATGTCAGTTTGTGCCTTTGGGTGACTAATGCCGCGTGATTTTAGCTTTGTCCGTTTCTGCCACTTCATCGAATCCGATGGCATAAAATCGACCACGCTCAACGGATCGACCTTTGCCCCTCGTGTTGCCGCCATCATCACCGTGTTGCTGTGAATCATTGCAGAGACAGACGCGAATTGTTCCCAGTGCGATCCAAACGGCTCGCACTGGTAGTACGCCCACCACACATCAAACACCCGATCCGATATCGAATCCAACCACGCCTCTGGATCGTCTATTCCTAGCTCAAGGCAGACTCGGCAAGCGAATCTAAGACGGTGGTTTTGTCGGACTCCCCCAGCGTTGTCGACGCCTCACTAACGATGGCAAACTTCTGACACTGCTCCGACAACTGCTGATAAAACGCAAGATCAATTGAGCCGAGTTGTTTCGTCTCGGTATCCTTAAACAACCGCTCGCCTTCTTCGTCAATCCACATGCGTGCGGTTAGCAGCATGATTGCATCGTTTAGGTTCGTCGCATTCCACTTGCCATCCTTGTCGACCAAGGACATCTGGTATTGCGAGTGCTCCAGCGGCGTTGGTCGCTGAAGCCTGACCTTATGCCCGCAGACTTCGATGTCCTTTGTTGCTCGTTTCGTCAACTTTCCTAACGTCGCTCTCGTTAGTGTCATTACTCTTCATCCTCGTTTGGTTCGAGATCGGGATCGACCGGCATAACAACGCCGCCGATTTTTAACGCTGCTGTTTCATTCACAGCCTGAATCAATTCAGCCTTTGTTGTTTCGCTGAATGACACAATGCACTGCAGCCATGCGTCGGGCGATTTCGGCAAGTATCCGACCTGCACGTCATCGCAAAACACGATCCATTGCTCGTGATCCACTGGCGATCCGTTAGGAGCTTCGCCGATGTGGTCAATCAATTTGATTTGCATCATGTCTCTCGTGTCTGTGATAGGGTTTCGCCAGTCATTTTCAAGGTGAACTCACAATCCATCGTTTCGTTGTTTGCCAACTGAGGAAACGCAACACGGCTGAAGAACGCCTTGCCTGTGATCGTTCCGCGTGTTACTCCGCTGGTTGCTGTGCTGAGCTGCGGAAGCGTGACAGTCACAGTTGCGACTGTTCCGTCAATTGGCGGCAGTCCCAAAGATGGACTGAACCGAACCACGCCGCTAATCTCGTTTGGCGTAGCCAAATCGTGTGGGTCATTTCGGGTGAATCCAGTGTCTGCCAGCAATGTCACGTCGCGCTCACCAAGCGTCCATTCCCCTGGATTAATGGAAACAACATTTCCCGCCCACGCTGTAGTGATGCCGGTCGTCTGTGCTCCACCCAGTGTAATCGTTGCTGTGTTGCCGGTCTTAAATCGTGTTCCCGTTGCCATTTTACACCGTTTCCTGATAAGCGATCATATAGTCAAAAATCGTTAAATATCGATGCTCCTGTGATCCATCAGTCGGCCGCTCATCCAGCGTCTGGATGCCTCCTGTGATCATTACAGATTCAATCGACACGCCGCCCATTGCTCCGGTGTAACCCTGTAAATCGCTTGCCCTGACTGCTTCTGCAATTAGGTTCGCACCGGCCCGCGTGGAGGCAAATGCGGTAAACTCGATTCGGCTTCTGGCAATACCAGAAAGCCCGTTGATCAGGTGATCGTGCGTCGTGCTTATCACCGTATAGGTCAACGCACCGCCAGTCTTGATGGTGTATCCCTGCGGTAGAACGTCCGGGAATATACGAGTCGACACGAGTGCAGAAACACCCGTATTTGCCGCCAAATATCCTCGCACTGCACTACCGAGATCCGCCATTACTTTGCCATCCGATTTGCTGCTGCTTCGATTCCAGACTTCAAGGTTGAAGTGACGGCCGCTGATGCTGCTGCTCTGGTTTCGTCCGCCGTTTTCTTCACGAACTGATTCACGGCTCGAATTGTTCCAGCATCACGACCCCACAAAACCTTTCGCTTATGATCCTTTGAAAACAGATTTCCGTGTCCGCCACCGTCGCTGTATGACGGCCCTACCAAACCAATCCGGCCAATCAACACACCCAGTTTTTTCTTTGGCCTTACTACTGATCGAATCGTGGTTTTAAGTTGTTTTGCACCACTCCAGCGGCGTTTGGTTTTGCTCGATTGTTTTTTGCGTGACCCATCACTCTGTGGTGTGTTAGCAATCATCGCCACCTCGACTGGCACTGTTCCAGCCTGTATGGCGTCTTCAATAACTGTGCTTCGAATGATGGTTTCCAGTTGCTCTAATTGTTTGAGAAATTTGTTGCCATCAATAAGTTCCATCCCAATCGAAACGCGAGCCATCACAGCACCACCGATTTGCAATAAAGTTCTCGATAGCGATCCATGCCCTGAACTGCTTTGACGTAAACGATCCAGAAACGTTGCCCGTCAATGTCGATCGCCATTTCTGGCGTGTAGCCGTCCCGATAACGCACTGTGAATATGGCACTGATTCCGGCCTCCACTTGTCGCCCTCGTGCCCCTTCTCCGCCTGTTGTCGGCTCGTACTTTGCTGGCTCATCGTTCAGCCACGTCGTAAGTGTCACAACTGGCTGCCCGGCTTCGTCCTGTGTCGTTCCTTCCACGCTCACCGTAATGCGGTGTCGCATTGTGCCAAGTCGGAATTTTCGTTCAGGGCGGAAGGTCATGGATAACTTGCCCTCATTTTCTTTGCCACAAGTGCTTCATAGGCTCTTCGCTCGCCTGATGCCGCAATCATGTCGCGATCTTCAAATCGATTAGCCAAGCTCAGCTTGATTGCCATGCGGTCAAGTTCTGGGCACGC